AACACCACCTGTGATACTTGTTCCGTAAGTAGCGTTAGTTGTTACAGTACCTGTTGTTGTATTTGTTGTTATTGATTCAAAACCATTTTCCGATCGGACTGGTCCTGAGAATGTAGTATTTGCCATAGTAAACCTCCTTGGTTGTATAGACCTTTCGATACATAGTCTCTATACCGTCTGACAAGCTCAGTCGTATGTATCTAAGTGTTAATTAATGCTTGTAGTTTAAGTTATAGAATAAAAAAAGGGCGCAGTAAAGCGCCCTTTAAAAGATTATTTATGATTACGCTTATGCACCTGGTGAGCCAAATACACAACGAGGATCTGAGAATCCAAAAGAATATCTCTCTCTCGCTTTATATCTAACGTTTCCAGTGTCAAAATCACCTTCCATAGAAGTTCTAATTGGGCTTCTTACAAAGTGTTTGAAACCGTTAGGAACGTCTGTTTTGATGAAGAAAGCATCTGTGTCAGTTAAGTAGTTATTCACTACATAACCTTCAGGAATCATACCCATATTCTTAATAGCATTAATGTCATTGTCAGCGGTACCAACTCTTAAAGCTGATTCCATTAATCTGTCAGCGACAAACTGTAATGCTGGTGGAATAATAAGTTTTCTTCCTTGAGCAGCAATTAATAGTCCTCTTTCGTCGATGAAAGCTGAGATATCAATCAATGATTGCTCTAAAGATACTTCATTCAAGTCAGCTGGAGTTGATAGCTCATTTCTAAGCGGTCCTCCACCAACTGTTGGATGGGCGTCTGATAATAAAGCCACACCGTCACCACCAGCGAAAGCGTTGTCAAAACCGTTGTTTAAAACGTTTGCGCCTTTCACCTGTTTGGTGTTTGCCATGGAACGAGCAAGTGCTTTTGTGTAACGAGCTGAGATTCTGTCATAAAGATTATCTTCGACAGCTTCTTCTGTTACTGCAAATGCAAGTGCGATTGTTTCATGTGTGTAACGAGCAGTGAAGGTTTCATTTGCTGAATCGTAAACGATTGAGCTACCTTCAGGCTTTACTCTAGCATTAGCAAATCCTGATAACATTACTTCTTCTTCGAATGCACGATCAGAAGATTCTGTTTCAAAAATTTGTGCTGCTTGGTTGTCATAACGTGCGTACTCCAGGCCGAATAGTGCATTCAAACCGGGCTCTAACTCTTTAACGAGTTGACTTCTTGATATAGCCATAGTTTAACCTCCTATATTCCTGTTGTATCTGATAAGGCATGTAAGTTAATCTTAACAACAATGCTTGCATTAGCGGCTGTGTAGTCGCTATTTTCAACATCCTTGGAAAGTCTTACAACCCTTAAATTAGCGGCTGCATCTGTAGTAAAACTACCACCATCTAAAGCAACATTCGAGATACCATTAATGGTACTTCCCGCTGAATATGTTGCAATGTTAGCATTAGATCCTACTTGTGCTTGACCGCCATTTGTATCGTCAATTTTGACCTCAAACTGCTTGTTTGGGTCATCAAAGACGTATGCAATGATATCATCTGCTGCGATGCTACCTGGATAATAATTCATCCAAGTCGGCTTTTGTGTAGTTGGATCAGTATAAAAACAACCATTAAAAACGCCAATAAGTTCTGCACCAGCAGTAGAACCAATATCGATATTACCGTTAGCCACTAGGGTAACGGGATCGCCTTGAAATAAAGCAGAGCCTTCGCCATTAGCAATTGCGTATTCATTTGTACCACTTGAATTGTACGCAGAACCCATTTGCTGAATAGCGCGAAGACCGAAGTTTCCACTCATATTTGCCATGTTCTTACTCCTTTAGTTTAAACTTTAGTTATCAGATTTTTTATTTCTGTTGCCGCCTAAAGTCACATTGTTCTGCCTATCGACATTCATAGGCATTGATGGGTGTTGATCTCTCAAAGCATCTGTTTCCCAAGCCTCAGTTTGATCTGAAGTCTTTTTCTTAAAATAAGCATCTCTTTGCTTTGCAGTTACTTCGGGCATTCTTGCTAATAGCAAGTCGCCTACACTAATGACACCCTTAAAGGTTGGGCTGGATCCGGTGTATACGCTGTATGCGGAATCAGGGTAAGCATCTGCTCTCACTAATTCCCATCCTTCACGTAATTTCGCATTAATATTTTTAGAATCATCGATTCCATTAATACGTTCCCTTATCCAACGTTGCCTAAATCCATTAGGGCACGGCGGAGCATCTAATTGTGATGGTGGAGACCAAGGCTTCAGTGAAGCTTCAGTTTCCCTTGTTTGTGCACTTCTTGGTGTTTTCATTTTACTATCTTCTGTCATTTTTCACTCCTATACATATTTAGCGTACTCAGTTAAGGGAACCCCTAGCTTTTTCGCTATTTTTACCTGACTAGGAGATAACCTGACAGATTTGTTGCGTCCAGTGGTTGCAGACCTTGTTGCAGAAGAAACGGGTTGGACGTAAGTGCCTCTTCTAGTCGCCTGATCCTCAGCTATTGCTGACGGAAACTTATCACTAACTCTTTTAGTTAATTCATCATAGTACTCATCTGATTCAGTGTCAAATCCTTCTGCTACTAAACCACGATGTACTCTTTTGGCTAAATCGGTCTTATCAGGGTCAGAATTGAACCAAGAGTTCCTTTCAGCCCATGAGATAGCTTTTTGTGAAGGACGAGGTTGTTGCTGTTGCTGTTGCATAGCAGCTTGATATTGCGCTTGTTGCATATCAAGTTCTTTTGAAGTTTCCTCGTATTCACGTTCTTTTTTAGTTTTAGTAACTCTGATTCTTTCAGATTCTAAATCTAATTTTGTTAAAGATTGACGAGCCTCTTCTTCTTTATTGAAGTCTCCATTTTCTCTAGCTTGAATAAGATTTTGTCTAGCCAAATCAGAAGCCATTTTGTTTCTAACTTCACTTTCAGACATATAACCTTTGTCTACGTCAATGTATTTTCTTTTGCTATCTGATAATTCCCTTTGCACATTTGTTGCATAATCAAGAGCAGCCTGTCTTTCTCTTTCGGCTTCTCTTAATTTAAAAGTTAGCTTATCAATTCTTTTTTTAACACCAGTTGAATAGTCTTCTAGCTCTTCTTTTTGTTGAGCTGGTTCCTCTTCTACCCTAGGTGATAAAGGTTCTACTTCGTTTGTTTTGACAGCTTCATAAGGATCTGATTGAATAACATTATTTTCTTTTGAATCTAATATTATTTCAACATCATCACCTGAAGTATCCATCTCTACCATTTTTTCGTCTCTGGCAGTGTTTATTTGTGCCTGTTGCATGGTTTAACCTCCCATGTTATACGGTTGATAAAATATCCTCTGGATTTTCAATGGTGCCTAGTATTTCGTCATCATTTAATATCCTTACTTCCCCACCTTCTATTCTTAGTCTTGAACCTGAATATCTTCCAAAGACGACCCAGTCGCCTTGCTTACACCAAGAGCCACTTGGGAATTTATTTTCATCTTTATAAGCATCAGGACCTGTCGCTAAAACCATAGCAACAGTTGTAGTTAGTTGTGAGTCTTCTACTGCTTTATCAGTCAATAGAATCCCTCCTTTAGTTTTCTGCTTTGCTTTAAAAGGTAAAACAAGAATCCTCCAACCAGTTGGTTGAGGTAATTTCTGCATTTCTGTTAAATTAGTTCTTAGAAATTGTTCGGGATTTTCGAACTTTTCCTTTACTTCTTTAGGTATTGTAAAGGATTTAGTGTCAGTAGTAGTAGTTATAGTATCAGTAGTATTAATCATCAAATGTCTCCTCTTTTTCCAGCAGTCGAGAAATTTCCTGTTGGCATATGTCAAGCATATGTATCTTTCCTAGAATATACTTGTAATCTTCAATTTTTTCAACCCCTTGTGTCAAGGAATTCATTAAATCTCCCTTTAAAAGCTTTAGTTCTTTTTGAACATAATAAATAGTGTGATCAGACAAGGCAATTAATTCCAGGTACTAATTTTTGATAGGTAGTATCACTGTTAATACCTTTGCTAATAAACCATACAGACTCTTGACTTGAATAAGTTGTATATTCAGGTTCTTTTACATGGTTAAGCCCTTGTTTCATTCCTTCTTGAACACTTTTTAAATAAAAATCATCCCCGAAAATTACTCCACCTTTTTTAACTTTAGGATACCAATTTATAATATCTTCTTTAACAGCTTCTAACTCATGAGCTCCGTCAATCATTAAAGCATCAATAGATTCATCTTTAAAATAATCTAGTATATCTTTATCATCGGATCTTCCTTTGTGTTGTATAACCATTTCTCTATTTAAAAAGAACTGTAAGTTATCTTTAAAAACAGAAGAAAAATCATTACCTGTTTTAAGAGAAGAATGTTCGCTTGAACCTTTAAAAGTATCTACAGAATGAATTCTAACTTTCATTTTTTCTGCATTCCAAAAATTAGTTGCTAAATACTTTGTAGATCTACCCATGAATGATCCTATTTCTACAATCGTTGATTCGTCGGGTAGTTCGGTTGCTAGTTTATCGTAAGCCTCGTGATAATTAAACCAACCAGGTATCTTATAATAGTCATGCATCATTTTGATGTTCCTTTTTTTGTTGTCTTAATTATTTTTATATTATTATAACTAATTTTCAACCCTTGAGATACAGGGCCTTTTTTAGGAGGGATAGTTAAAGTAAGTCTTTTACTATTTTTTGTTGAATCTTGAATCACTATTTATCTGAATTAACTTTCTTGACCTTGTCGAAGGATCTTATTCCCGCCATGCCTAATAAAGCCATGACAAGAGGGAATAAAGTTGCCATGTCAAGCTCAGGTAAAGGTGCATGTTCAATACTAAATGCTGCCAATATAAAAATTATAAATTGTTTTAATACGTACTCCCACAATATTGCTAACGCACAACTCATCCCGATGAGGGGGCGCCACGACCGCTGCATAATACCACCAATGCCTGTAGCAGTGGATTTAGCGTCCGCTAAATTAATTTGAGTTTGTGCTTGATTAAGACTTGCTTCAATTTCTTTGAGTTTAATCTTAGCATTGTTTTTTTCTTCTTCACTTGTGTGAACGGAATCTATTATTGCTCCTACAGTTTTAACTAAGCCTCCGCCTAATAATTGATTAAGCATTTTAACCTACATTCTCATTATTATTTTTTTGAGCATCTAAGATTATCTTCTGCTCATTTATAGCATTTCTATCTTGAGCTACTCCAGCTCTTAAATTTGCAATGTCATATTGTGCATCAAGTTTTAAAGCATCCATTTTTACTTTTTGATCAAATTGATTTTCTCTTAAAGCCATTTGTTCACCAGATTCTGCTGCATTCTGTTCTAGATCTTGTGCTTTAAGTGCTAGTTCTTGTTGTTTTAACATAACAAGAGGATCCATATTAGTATCCGCCATAGCTTCAGCTTCTTCCGCAACCATTTGTTCTGTAATTTTTACAATTTCACTATCAATAGCTACTGCTCTTTGTGCTTCTAGTTGTTGAATCATTTCAGGTGGTATCTGTTCACCATATTGTTCTTTTAATTTTTGTGCTTCAGCTAACATTGCTTCATCCACTGTTTTTTGTGCTAGATAAGAAACGTGATCATTAATATGAGAGATTAACATTGTAACTACCATTGGGTTTTGTCTAACAACAGGAGAAGATAAAAACAATCTATGTGCTTTAATATGTAACTCATGGCTTTGATCAGGGAAAACTCTAAGAGGCTTACCAAGTAAAACAATACTATGTTCTTGAGCTGGATTCATTGCTTGTGGTTGTGGAGGAATTGGTAAAATTTGTTCAATATCTTTTACACCTAAGGCTAAATACATTCTTCTATAAGCTTCATATAAATTGTGCATTTGTGGATTGCTTTGTGCTAATTGTAATTCACTTTGAGCAAGAGTAACTCTTTGTGACATAGAGAAAATGTTTGGATCAGATACAGGTAGTATATCTATGTTGTCTTGGAAATCTTTAACTTTAATGTCTCTTGGACCACCACTTACATCAAAAGGATATACAGGTGGTAAAACAGTTTTAAATATTTTAGCTAGTAATTTAAATTCTTTTTTCTGAGCATAGTGTAATCTTTTATGAATCGCTGACATAACTTTTGTGCCACGTTCCATTAATGCCATTGTTGTACCTACAGGAGTTTGAGAAGCTCCTATTTCAGATAGTTGTATATCAGCAACCGCTGCGAATTGTTGCCCCGCTTGTACACAGAAACCTAGAAGTTGAAATAGAACTTGATCAGGTCCCTTGTAAGGGAGGGGCATCAATCCTTCACGGATATTTCCGTTAGGTGCATCTATGTCTCTGAATTCTCCAGGCTGTAATGGTTGTGCATCATCACGTATTCTTATACCTCTAGCTTTAAAGCCAGCCGGTAAATTAGATAATGTTCCAGCATCTAGTAGTTGTCTTAAAGCAGTGGTAGCTGTTCTTGATAAGCCACCAATCATATGGATTAAACCAAAGCCATAAAATCCTAGACCAGGCATAAATTTGTAATGAACAAAATAATGATTTCTTTTTTTTAAAGGATCTTCTTCATTGTAGTTTCTATAGATACTTAAAACCGTACTTGATCCTTTATCAATAGTAACAACGTAAGGAAGTTTAATTCCTGAAGGTTCCCCTGTTTTAGGATTAATATCTTCATAACCTTCGATATCTAAATCAACGTGCATTTCTAAAAGTTCTACCATATCGTTCATGGCATAATTTCCAGAAGATACTCCTTCTAATTCATCCATTTTTTCTTGAAGTCCACTGTCTTGGCTATCGGGAGTTGAAGTAGGTGTTATTTCTATATCTTTGTAGAAACCAGAAACTTGTTGTTTGCGAAGATCGTTGTAGGGCATTGTAACAATTTGTGTAAGTCTTCCACATGTATTTATATCTGATGCTCCATAATTAATAACAACATCATCAGCTTGAACAAACTGTGCAGTTGCTCTTCCAAGAGTTGTATCGTAATAAACTTTTTTAAAGGCACTTCCAGCTAAAGGTAAATGAAATAAAAGTTGATCCATCTCTGGATTATAATCTTCCATTACATGAACAATTTCATAGTTCATATATTCTTTTACTCTTTCAGCTGCTTGTTGTAATTCTATCGTGTTGGCTCCAACTACTTGTGTTCTAACTGGTCCATCACTTGGTAATAATTCTACATAAGCCATTGCTTGAAATTGTGTAACAGCTTGAGCTAGCATTGGGTGTGTTACAGAAGCCGCTCCTCTGAAAGGTCTTGTACGTTCGGTATATTTAAATCCTAAAAGGTCTAAACCATTTCTATAAGTTAATTCCCAGTCCGAACGAGTGCTTTTATCATTTTCAAATTTTTCTAGAAGATCACTAGAAATTTCCGATTGAAGATCATCATCTAATATTTCTGCTAGGTTGGAATTAAAATCTTCAACAAGTTCTTCTTCTTGTTCTCCAATAATAGCAGAACCATCTTCTATAATTTCTACATTGATTTCTTCGTTGTCAGTTCCTAATTGAATTTCTGCACCTACATCAATTACTTCAATAACATCAGGTCCACCAGCCCCAACGGTTTTAGCGTCTTGGGCTAAGTAAGGAGTTTCTGCTGTACTGTTAAATTTATCTACCATATGATCCGTATATATCTGTTATAGAAACTAACCTATCTTTGTCAATAGTTCCACCTTCTTTTTTCCTATATAAATACATAGGTCCAGTCTGAGCTGAACTCGTGGATATATCTAAAACGTACATAGGAACCGATTGAGGGTTAAATTCGTCAAACATAAATTGAGCCTCTTTAAGATCCTGTGTTGTATAATCATCACTTAGTTTAAAAGAACTATCTTGCATGACTCTACCTTCAGGAACTCTACCCTTGACAATTCTTTGTATAATTTCAGAACCATCCTCTTGTTTAAATGAAACAAAAGCTTTTGTATTTTCTAAGCCATAGCTATCATCAAAAGCCTTAATTTGTCGTAGTACATCCTCATCATCCATACTTTTTTTAAAATTAATTTGTGGTACTTCCTCTATTATTTCACCAGATAATTCCTCAAAGGTTCCATCAGCTTGAAGTCTTTTACCAAAAAAACTAGCTTCAGGCTTGGAGGGATCTTGAATATTTTCTAGTCTAAGTTCTGATCCTGGATATTTCTTTTTAATATTTTTTAATTCTTGAATCATCTTTTTGTCATACAAATCTCTAAATCGTTTTGCAGCATCTCCTGTCTTACCCCATCTTTTATTGGCTCCCACGTCAGCTGGCATAATAGCAATTTTCTTTATACCTTTATTTTGAGCATCTTTGATTGTAGCTTTTAAAAGAAGATCGATATAATCCCCTGGTCTAGAAAAAGGAACAGGAGGAAAAGTGTTAAGCTCTTTAGTACCTATGGAGAAGGCTCTGCCACCACCTGATTCTACGTAATCGGCTAATTCTTTTGTAATATCAGTATCTGATACATTAGGAACACGAACTCCTTGTAATTTTTGCTCATATGTATGTTCACGATTCATTGAAGCTAAATCATCAAAAATTTTTATTTGTTTATTTTGAATACCAGAAATAGAATCTTCTAGTCTCGTTGTTTGTAGAGGTGATAGATTTTGTCTATCCTTAAACAATAATCCATCGATTTCATCTTGAAGACTTATAAGATCTGTTTGAAGTGAGGATATTCTCTCACGACCAACATTAGTTGGAAAAGGTTTAGTAACACTCATATTTTCTAATTCTTCTATAGTTCTTCCTCCCATATTTTTTTTTATTTCTTGAAGTTTTCTCTGAGCAATATCACGATCGTTTGCGTCTGATAGAGGGTTATTATAAATTTCATTCAGCTCTTCAGATTGTTTTTTTGCTCTTTTGACCATTGCATTAAGTCTTTGTTGTTCATTATTTACTGTTGTTAACAGATCTGTTTGAAGTTCTTGAATCACGGATACAGTTTGACCATTTGTGTTTTGATAATCAGCAACACGAGTAAAGCCTATAACATTCGGTTCTTCAAAGTGAGAACTTTGAACATAAGGACTTCTGTCATTTGGAATAGGTCCTGACTGAATTACAATTTCACGATAATTCTCTCCAAAATTATCAATTGGAGCACTTCCAAAATTTTCGTGTCTTGGTCTACCTACGTAGTCAGTATACTCTCTTTGATCTCGAAGTGTTCCTAAATCTTCTTCATATTTTGGTTTATCTTTAACTTTTATTTCTATATTACCAACTGGAGATTCATTATAAATATCAATCAATTGCTCTCTAGATATTTTTTTTCCAGGATACATCTTATCGCTATCTATAAAAAAATCTTCCATACCAGAATCAAGAAGTTCTGTTTCAGGAGCTTTAAGTTCTCCTCCTTTTAAAAACTGTCTCCATGATTCAGGTGTTGCGTTCTTAGGAGCGTTAGCAGAATTTAATTTATCAACTGTAAAAGATTTAAAAGCAAAATCATTATCACTAATTGATTTTACAGTTGGAAGTAATGTTTCAATTCCTACGTCTGCTCCACCCATATTTTGTGTATCAACTAATTCATTGTATAGACCTACTTCCCTAAGATTTTTAGGAGTGGCTACACCTGGAGATGTTTTAAAAAGTTTATGGAGTTTAAACGGATTAAAAGCTGTGGCTCCTTCTAGTGATTTTTCAAAAGCATCTTCTTGTTCAAAAGCTGGATCTTTCATAAAACGATCGGACATAAAATCTACGTTCTGTGTAAAATCTTCTGCTGTTCCACCCAATGCAAAACCTTTAGGTTTTTTACCACCTAATCTAGTTTTATCACTAAATTTAAAAAGATTTTTGTCTACAAGTTCACCTATAAGGTCAGCTACAATTATTTTTTTTTGTTCAAGAGGTATATCTAAATTTTGAATTAGTTCTCTTGAATTATTACCGAGTGTTTTTGTAATCATCTGAGCTACCTCAGGACCAAATTTTTTATAAATATATTTTACTAAATCGGCACCTCCTACAACTTCAAAAGCTCCAGCTATTACTCCCATATTTTCTTCCATCTGAGTTGAAGTTCCAGCTTTGATTTTTTCTTGTAAATCACTATAATATTTTGGATCAAATAAAAACTGAGCTGTTTCTCCAAGCATTTCAAAAGGAACTTGAATCTGAGATTTTAGTCCTTTCATTCCCGTATTTGTTCGAGCTATTTTCTGAAGTTCTCCTACAGGTACATCAGGACTAGATATTTTTTTTGCTACATAATCAATAGGTTGTGCTATTCGTTTACCCGCTTGTAATAAAAGATCTCTTGAAAAATCACTAGCTACTCCTATGGGGGTCCCTTCACCAATCATAGGCTTTAAACCTGTATTTAAATCTGTAAAAAAATTTTTTAATTTTTCATACTGTCTTTCGTTTTCTGCTATTCTACGATCAATATTTTCATCTTGACTATAGGCCGGATCTTCATCGATAAGCATATCTATGTTTCTATAATCTACCATTAGTAATACTCTGTCTCTCCGTGGTCCGTGGGCTCTTCTTCTTCATCATCGAATAACCGCACAAAATTGCCTTGTCTAAATCTCATTAAGGCTTGAGTCATAGAATCTACTAAGTCGTCATGTTCACCAAACGGGAACTGTGCACACTCTTCGACCATTTCTTCAGCCCATCTTTCGTCAGGTATCCACACTACTCCACTTTCGAACAACGGGGCAACTGCGTGTACCCTTGATACTTTATCATTCCCTTTACTAGGGGTAAAGTTAATTACAGGAATACCTAAGGCTCGTAGTTCTTGGATCAAGGGCAGTCCTGATGCTTTCGCTTCAACGATCACGGTCTCCGGTTCCCAGTATTTATATTGTTCTATAGCTGCTTTCTTGAGTTCAGGGAACTCATAACGTTCCTTGATTGAATCTAATAATAAAATATTAGGGGTTACTTCGTCAGGATAGAATACACCCCACGTTGTAATAGCACTATAATCCCCTGTTTCCTTTTTTGTAAACGCTGTATCATAACTTTGTATAACATGCTTCAACATAGGGATATCTTTTCTATCCCAAATTCTCCACCAGTCCCTTTTGATGAGAGCTCCTTCTTCACCTGTAGGATTTTGTTGCCACTGCGCTTGCCATTTTTGTTCTGTTAAAGATGCTTTGACAGCTTCTAGTTCTTCGAGTTTCCAATAATTAGGCCAGACCGGGGTCCCTGAAGGAAGAATAGCTGGAAATTCTATAACATCCCATTGATCCGCTTTAGGTTCACCCATGGCTTTTTGTAATTGTCCTGTGATGTCTTTTTCAGACCAACGCGTCATAACTACAACGATCGAACCTCCAGGTTGCAAACGTTGACGAGGACCCGATGTATACCATTCCCATGTATTATCCATTGCTGTCGAAGACAAGGCGTCTTGTTCAGAATGGGGATCATCAATAATAAGTAGATCAGCACCACGACCAGTAATAGCACCACCCACACCCGCGCCGAAATATTCACCGCCATGATTCGTTTCCCAACGTCCCGCAGCTTTAGAATCTTCTGAGAGTTTAACATCTGGAAAAACTTTTGCATAATCATTAGAGTCAATAAGGTTCCTTACCTTACGACCAAATCTGTAAGACAGTTCAGCCGTGTGAGTTGTTTGTATAATCTTGGTCTGTGGTTTGTGGCCCAAGAGCCAAGCTGGAAAGAGGTAGGACGCAAATTCTGATTTTGTATGTCTCGGTGGCATGTTCACGATTAATCGTTTTATTTCACCTGACAAGACCTTCTCAAACTTCTCCGCGATCATTCTATGATGATCAGATTCCACGAACCCTGGCCACACTGCTTTAACGAACGTTATAAAGGAGTCTCTTGACTTACTACTTAAATCTAATTGCGCTTTACGAAGTTCAAGTTTAAGCATTGCTTCTCTTGCTTCTTCATGCGTCATTGATTCGACATCAACGTCTAATCTCATACTCAGACTTATATCAGATGGAATTATTTGTGGCAATCACAACCTAGGTGCCCTTCTCATAGAAGCTAGGGGCCAAATAGGGGGGCGGGGGTCAGCCACAGACCTTGATCGGTGGAAAAGCGGTCTAGGAACCTTATTAAGTAGTAGGATTTTTTGAGAGCGGGGAAAATGGAGCGAGAAAGAAGGGGCGGGAGATTATCCCGCCCCAATCAATTAAAAGTCTAAAGGATTAATTCTTCCTTGTAGCTTTGATAGTAGGTTACGACCCCATTGCTTTACCTGAGCGTCATCAGTAGTAGCAATAAGATTATAAATTTCACTACTAAGGAGATCAGCAATAGCACGATAGTCTACCTCTCTTCTTGTTTTGTTCTCACGCGTGATACGAGTTGTATCATCAAGACGCTCTTCCACATCGGCAAAAGGTCTTAGCGTGAGATTGTTATCGTTAGGCATATAAGTATATTATAGAAGTCCTAACTAATTGCAACTAATTAGTTGTGGATAACTTTATTTTCTTTTCAAGCACTCATCACCACATATTACCTACACACCTCATCGGCTTACCAGCAACGAAACCAAAATCAGCCTGGAGCCGTCCCGCGTGTAATAGTATATATAGTGTACATAGCTAATAGCTAAAAAGGCAATGGAGAATGGAGAAATGCATGGCGCAAATACGCCATGCAAAAGTGTGCCTAAACTTTTAATCGGCTTTGAAGGCTATCGGCTTACGACCCATGATAGCAGACATAGGAGCAACTAACTGCTCCTCCTCATCCTGATCTATTAAAGGTTTTAGTTCAATAGAATGAATGGCTTTAGTTTTATAAGATGCGTAGAGTTCAGGTTGATGTTCTCTTAACAACGCACTATCAAACTTCATGTAAGATCTATGAAGAATGTTAATCTTATGTACTTCACCTTTGATAACTTTATCGTCATCCGAAATGATAGTCTTAATAAGATCTTTCTGTTCTGTTAACTGCTTACTAATGAAATTATGTAATACAGTTAGTCTAACCAACTTATCTACTTCTTTCTTTTTGTTCATAGTTATTACCTCCTATCGGTATACTATTAATATAGTTATGTCCTAACTAATTACAAGTTATTATGTTAATTAAGTTGTGGATAACTTTTTAGAGGATAGCGATCGTGCAACGCTGAGCTGTGACCGGCGGAATAATATAATTATAGTAGCCATTGTATAAAGGGTAGAAGGGTAATGGAGAATGGAGAA